TAACAAGACACCGCAAGCGATCCACAAGGCCATCATCTCGGGGCGGCTGCCCGTGGTCAGGGACAGCAAAGGCCGGGAAATGATTGATGCTGGCCAGCTGGACAGGCTCTATGGGCTGGCACCAGGTGAGCCGCCGAAGCGTACCGCCCCGGTCGAAGCGCCCCGCTACGCTGCTGTGGCCGATGTCCCAGAGTACGCAGAGAGTAAGGCCCGCACGGAGTTCCTGAAGGCCGAGCTGCTGGACCTGGAACGGCGGCAGAAGGAAGGGCAGCTGATAGAAGCCGAGAAACTGAAGCGCGACAGCTTCGCACTCGGGACCCAGGTCAAAGAGCTACTGATGGGCATCGCCGATCGGCTCGCGCATATGTGCGCGGCTGAAGACGACCCGACGCGGATCCACGAATGGATCACCGAGGAACACCGCAATGCGCTGAGGGCGTTCTGTGACGCTGATTGATGTCCGAGCGTTCAAGGATGGGCTCCGGCCGAAGGAGCCCCTGACCGTCAGTGAATGGGCCGATCGTTACCGGAAGTTGTCGACGAAGGCATCCGCGGAGCCGGGCCCGTGGAAGACGTCCCGCACCCCGTACCTGCGCGAGATTATGGACGTGCTCAGCGTGCAGCACCCGGCTCAGCGGGTGGTGGTGATGGCCGGGGCCCAGCTGGGCAAGACCGAGGCCGGGAGTAACTGGCTGGGGTACGTTGTCGACCACGCGCCGGGCCCGATGCTGATCATTCAGCCGACGGTCGAGATGGGTAACCGCCTGGTGAAGCAGCGTCTCAACAGTCTCATCGCTGAGACTCCCGTACTGGCGGAGAAGATCGCGAGCCCCCGCAGCCGGGACTCGGGCAACACGATGACCAGCAAGGAATTCCCGGGCGGCCTGATGTTGATTACCGGCGCGAACTCAGCGACCGGGCTCCGCAGCACCCCCTGTAGGTCGACGCGTTCCCCCAGGACGTCGACGGGGAGGGTTCTCCGCTGCAGCTGGCGGAGAAGCGGGCGACCACCTTTGCCCGGCGGAAAATCCTGATGACGTCGACGCCGACGATCAAGGGTTCAAGTCGGATCGAGTCTGAGTATGAGATCAGCGACCAGCGTCGCTACTTCGTGCCGTGTCCACACTGCAAGCACGAACAACACCTGCGATGGGCGAACATCCGCTGGCACGACGACGACCCGGAGACAGCGGCCTACGCGTGCGAGGAATGCGGCACGCTGATCGAGGAACGCTACAAGACGTGGATGCTCACGCGGGGCGAGTGGAAAGCAACCGCACCCGGCGACGGTAAGACGGTGGGCTTCCACATCAGCTCGCTGTACAGCCCCCTGGGCTGGAAGTCGTGGGCCGACTGCGTCCGGGAGTTTCTCCGCGCGAAGCACGACGCCCCGGCGCTGAAGGTGTGGGTCAACACGGTACTGGGCGAGACCTTCGAGGATGAGTACGCGGCGAAGCTCGGCGCGGACGGCCTGATGGAGCGAGCAGAGCTCTACGAGCCCGGCGTGGTGCCCGAGGGCGGCCTGGTGGTCACCGTCGGCGTCGACGTGCAGGACAACCGCCTGGCGGTGCTGATGATGGCGTGGGGGCGCGACGAGGAAGGCTGGGTGCTGTCGCACCAGGAAATCTACGGCGACCCGGCCCGGCCCGAACTGTGGAAGCAACTCGACGAAGTGGTGCTGCGTCCCGTGCGCTGGGCCAACGGTCACGAGCGAGCACCGGACATCATCGCAATCGACAGCGGCGGCCACTTCACGCACGAAGTGTACGGCTACAGCCGCGAGCGGCAACGCCATGGCGTCATCGCGATCAAGGGTCAGTCCCAGAAGAACAAGCCCGTCATCGGTAAGCCCACGAAGGTGGACGTGAACTACAAAGGCCGCGTGCTCAAGTCAGGGGCGCTGGTGTACCCCGTGGGCTCCGACACAGCGAAGACGACCCTGTACGGGCGGATGAGCTACAACCAGCCGGGTTCGGGGTACATCCACTTCCATCATGAGCTGACGCCGGACTTCTACGAGCAGGTCACTGCCGAGAAACAAGCCGTGCGCTATGTGAAGGGCTTTCCGGTGCGCGAATGGGTGAAGAAGCCGTCAGCACGGAATGAAGCGTTGGACTGCCTGGTGTATTCGTACGCTGCGCTGAACGTCCTGTATCAGCGATTTAATCGCGCGACGATGTGGGACCAATTCGGAAAACGCTGCGGAGTCATAGAAGAAAAGCCTTTGCCCGCGACTCAGCCGAAGGCTAGAATCAGGCCAGCTCCAACGTCCTCGTTTGTGACTGGCTGGTGAAAATCCCCGCATCTATAACCGCAGGCGACAGCACCACCTGGCGCGATGACTCTGGCAAAGACCTGCTAGGCAACGCCATCACGTCGGCGACCTGGACGCTGACCTATGCCATCCGTGGCGCAGTGAATCTGACTCTCACCGGCACCGCCTACGGGCAGGGTTGGGAGACGACCATCACGGCGGCGCAGTCCGCAACGCTGACCGCAGGAACGTACTTCTGGCAGGCCTATGCCACGAGCGGCAGTAACCGGGTCACGCTGGGCTCAGGGCAGCTGACCGTCACCGCCAACCTCAGCACGCAGGCGGCAGGCTACGACGGTCGCAGCCAGGCCCAGAAAGACCTTGACGCCGTTGACGCCGCCATCCGCGCCATCATCAGCGGCGGCGCGGTGCAGAAGTACAGCATCGGCAATCGCGAGCTGACCAAGCTGCCCATGACTGACCTGCTGGTGCTTCAGTCCCGGTTGCGTGCCCAGGTAGCACGGGAACGCTCGGCCGAGATGATCGCCAACGGTCTCGGCAACCCGCGTAGTTTGTTCGTGAGATTCTGACCGTGGGACTACGAAGCGCATTCAAGGCCCTGTTCCGCCCCGAGCAACCCCGACGCGTCCGGCTCTATCAGGGCGCGAACGTCAACCGCATGACGGCTGATTGGGTTGCGTCCAGCACCAGCGCCGACAGCGAGATCCGCGGTAGCATCCGGCTGCTGCGCAACCGCGCACGCCAGCTCGCCCGAGACTCCGACTTCGTGCGGCAGGCCGTGCGAGCGATTCAGAACAACGTCGTTGGGCAAGGCGTCGGCTTTCAGTCCCAGGTGCGGATGCAGCGTGGCGCGGGCAAGCTCGATCAGACCGTCAATGACCTGATCGAAACCGAGTGGCGCAAGTGGTGCCGAAAGGATTCCTGCGACGTCGGCGGCCGGTTGTCGTTCCCCGACATCGAACGGCTCGCGATCCGCTCCGTGGCAGAGTCCGGGGAGGTCATCTTCCGCCTGGTGCAGCAGCAGTTTGGGCGGAGCACCGTCCCGATGGGCCTCGAGATCATCGAGTCCGATCTGCTGCTGGACGACTACAACGGTCGGGCCGAAAACGGCAACGAGATCCGTATGGGCGTCGAGGTCGACAAGTGGGGCAGGCCCCAGGCCTACTACTTCGCTCGCGGAATGCGTCACCCCGGTGACTACCAGTTCGGCGTCGGTGGCATCTACGCTCGCGAGAAATACATCCGCGTTCCGGCTGCAGAGATCCTGCACCTGTACATCGTCGACCGCCCTGGCCAGACCCGGGGGGTGACGTGGTTCGCGTCAGCGATCGAGCGACTGCACCACCTGTCGGGGTACGAACAGGCGGAGGTGGTCAGTGCACGGGCGACCAGTAGCCTGATGGGATTCATCACCAGCCCAGAGGGCGAGCTGTTCGGCGAAGACGTGATCGCCGACGAGCGGGTGACGTCATTCGAGCCCGGCGTCTTCAAGTACCTGCAACCCGGGCAAACCGTGACGGTGCCCAACCTGAACAAGCCCGGCGGCGAGTTCGACCCGTTCATGCGGGCGATGCTCCGGGCCGTAGCGGCGGGCATCGGCTGCAGCTACGAGTCCATCAGTAAAGACTTCAGCGCCACCAACTACAGCAGCAGCCGACTGTCCCTGCTGGACGAGCGCGACCACTGGCGCGTGCTGCAACAGTGGTTCGTGGAGAACTTCCATCAGGTCATCTTCGAGAAGTGGCTCGACCTGGCGGTACTCAGCGGGACGCTGTCCCTGCCGCGGTATGAGATTGACCCTGACTTCTACCGGCAACCGCGGTGGATGTGCCGGGGCTGGGCCTGGGTGGATCCGGCTAAGGAAGTGCTGGCCTACAAGGAAGCCGAGAAGGCTGGCTACAAGACGAAGTCTGAAATCATCGCCGAGTCCGGCGGCGACATTGAAGACGTGTTCAGCCAACGGCGGCGCGAGCTCGACCTAGCCGAGCAGCTGGACCTGACCTTCGACACGGACATCGAAGCACCGCTGCCACCGGCACCCCCGGCGATAGCCGACCCTGCACCCCCTGGAGAGCAACCGTGATTCCCCCGGAAGTATCAGTCAACCCCACAGCAGGGGAGTTCTTCGGGACTCTGCTGCACGCCGCGACGAGCGGTCACATCCTGCACTTGCAGACGCGCAGCTACGCGCAGCACAAGGCGCTTGATGATTTCTACTCCGCGTTGCCCGATCTAGCTGATGCAGTCATCGAAGCGTACCAGGGCAAATATGGGCTGGTACTCGACTACCCGAGCGGATATGAAGCTCCGAGCGGTGCGCCGATCGAGTTCGTGTCTGCGCTCGGCGATTACATCGCAGCGGCACGCGGTAGCATTGCACCAGATTCTGAAATCCAGAATCTGATTGATGAGGTCGCTGCCCTTGTAGACAGCACCATCTACAAGTTGAGGTTCCTGCAATGACCGTGAGCCCGATTGGGTTTGTCCGGGACGGCGAAACCCGGCTAAAGCTGCCCCAGATGCAGCGATCCATTTCGATGGATGCGCCGGTAGTGGACGCCACTGCCCGCACAATCACCTTCCCTTTCAGTAGTGAATTCCCGGTAGAGCGCTGGTTCGGGAATGAAGTTCTATCGCACGACCCCGGCGCGGCGGATCTGTCCCGCCTGAATGACGGCGCTCCGCTGCTGTTCAACCACAACACAGACAATCTTGTCGGCGTCATCGAGCGGGCCTGGATGGACGCCGGTCGCGGCTATGTAGCGGCGCGGTTCGGGAACAGCTCCCTGGCCCAGCAGGTGATGCAGGACGTCCAGGACGGAGTGCTGCGCAACGTGTCGTTCGGCTATCGGATTCAGAACATGATTTCCGACGGCGGCGAGGGCACGGACGCAACGTACACCGCCACGCGGTGGATGCCGTACGAAGTGTCTCTAGTCACTGTCCCTGCAGACCCCACAGTGGGCATCGGTAGGGCAGAATCTGGAGATAATGAAGTCGCAGTAACTATCGAAGCCGCTGCGCAACCGGAAGCCGCCGCTTCCACCGCTCAACCCACAGAAAGGGCACAACCCATGGAAGACCTGACCGTAATTCGTTCAGAGGCGGCTGCCGAAGAACGGAGCCGCATCGCCAGCATCAACGCACTCGGCGAGAAGTTCTCTCAACCCGACCTGGCCCGCCAGCTGGTGGAATCCGGCCGCAGCCTCGATGAAGCCCGTGGCGCGTTCCTGGAGCGCCTGGGTGCAAACCAGAAGCCCGTCGCTCAAACCTCCGGCGAAGTTGACCTGACCAGCAAGGAACAGCGCGACTACTCCCTGGTCCGCGCCATCAACGCCGCCATCACTGGCGACTGGAGCAAGGCCGGTCTCGAGCGCGAGATCTCCGAGACCCTGGCGCGTGAAGCCGGTCGGGCAACCTCCGGGTTCTTCATGCCCACCAACCTGCAGATGCGGGCTCCCTACGCGGTCGGCTCCGCCACCACCGGCGGCAACCTGGTCGCCACCAACCTGCTGGCTGGCAGCTTCATCGACGTCCTGCGGAACAACGCGGTCGTGATGAGCCTGGGCCCCACGATGCTGACCGGCCTGGTTGGCAACGTTGCCATCCCTCGCCAGACCAGCCAGACCCAAACCTACTGGGTGACTGAGGCGACCGCGATCACCGAGGCTGAGGCCCTGTTCGACCAGGTGACCATGAGCCCCAAGCAGATTGGTGCTCGGTCCCAGTACTCCCGTCTGGCGTTACAGCAAACCACGCCGGACATCGAAGCCATCGTTCGTAACGACCTGGCGCGGGTGATGGCCCTGGGCATCGACCTAGCCGCCATCAACGGCTCTGGTTCCAGCGGTCAGCCCCGCGGCATCCTGAACCAGTCCGGCATCGGCTCCGTGGCAATGGGCACCAACGGCGCGGCCCTGACCAACGCCACCACCGCCAGCACCTCCGGTCTGGACCAGCTGATCCAGCTCGAGCGTGCTGTCGACGTGGCGAACGCCCTGAACGGCAGCCTGAAGTACCTCACGAACGCGAAGGTGCGTAGCGCACTCAAGCAACTGAAGACCCAGTACGCGGACTACCTGTGGACCGCCAACGAGTCGGACACCACCACCGGCACGCCGATCAACGTGAACGGCTATCCGCTGTACAGCTCCAATCAGGTTCCTTCCAACCTGACCAAGGGCAGCGGCACCAACCTCAGCGCCATCATCTTCGGCGACTGGAGCCAGCTGGTGATCGGTACCTGGGGCGCACTGGAAATCCTGCCCAACCCCTACGGCTCCGGCTACAACGCTGGCTCTGTCGACATCCGCGCACTGCAGACCGTCGACATCAACCTGCGGCACCCTGAGTCCTTCGCCGTCATCACCGACATCATCGCCTAGTAACCAGGGAGGGGTCGGGCAACCGGCCCCTGTTTCGCCATGAAGTACAAAGTCCGCTCTGGGTTCTTCGTCTACCTGAACGAACAGGTCTACGAGCCCGGCACCGAACTCGAACTGACCGACGACCAGGCGGTCCTGGTGGCTCATCAGATTGAGCCTGCTGAGGCCCCGAAGCGCCAGCGCAAGGCAGCTGCCGACGATGGCGCTAACTGAGTCGCTGGACGTCTTCCTGGCAGACTTCGGAGTCAGCGTTACTGCTGGCTCCGTTTCTGGCGTTGGCATCCTCGATATGCCGTCTCAGATCGTCGCGGACGGGATGGTGCTCACCACCGACTACGTCCTGACCTGCAAGGCCAGCGACTTCGGCGGGCTCACCTACGGGGCGGCGATCACCGTCAACGGGGTGGCCTACACCGTCAAGGAAACGCGGCTCACCGATGACGGCGCGTTCGTGGAAATCGCTCTGAGTAAGACCTGATGACCCGGCGTGAATCCATCCTTGCGGCAATCCGTACGGCGCTGACCGGCACCACCGGCGTCGGCACTCGCATCTATCGCAGTCGGGTTGAGCCGATGGCACGGGGCGAAGCTCCGGCGATCATCGTCGAGCCGCTGAATGATGCGTGCGACGAACTGCAGGTGCAGTTCCTCGACTGGACCCTGCAGGTGGCGGTCTCCGTCATCACGCGCGGCCTGGTGCCCGACCAGCTGGCAGACCCGATCATCGAGTCTGCTCACAGCAAGCTACTGGCGGACGTGTCCCTGGGCGGCCTGGCCTACGACATCCTGCCTGCGTCGGTTCAATTCGAACTGCTCGAAGGCGATCAACCCATTGGTGTGACGACCCTGGTGTACCGGGTCCGCTATCGCACCAGACTCACTGACCTGACCACAGCGTAGGAGTAAACTATGGCTGACCTACTCATCGATGAGTTCTATGGCGTCGGGGGTTCCTACCTACTCAATCCCAAGACCGGAAAGCGCACTCTGGTCGAACGGACGCAGGACTTCAACGACACCGTAACCCAACCCACCTCGGAGGCCTCCACCGATGCCGTTGCTCAGCCGTCGCCGGACAATTCTGGCGAAAATTGAAACCACCTACGGAACCGACCCGACGCCGACCGGCGCAGCGAACGCCATCGTGGTCCGCAACCTCGATGTCACTCCGCTGAACGCCACCATCGTCAGCCGCGACCTCATCCGCCCCTATCTCGGCAACTATGACCAGCTGGTCGCCGCCCAGAACGTGCAAGCCACGTTCGAAGTGGAAATCGCCGGGTCTGGTGCTGCTGGTACGGCTCCGGCCTACGGCTGCCTGCTGCGGGCCTGCGGGATGTCCGAGACCGTCGTGGCGTCTACGTCCGTGACGTATGCCCCGATTAGCACCGGCTTTGAGAGCACCACCATCTACTTCAACGTGGACGGTGTGCAGCACAAGATCACCGGCGCTCGCGGCTCGGTGACTGCGTCCTTCGCGGCGGCTGCAATCCCGGTCTTCAAGTTCACGTTCACCGGGCTCTACAACGCTCCGACCGACGTTGCAGTGCCCAGCGTCACCTACACCCAACAGGTGCCGCTGCCGGTTAACGCCACCAACACCAGCGCGTTCCAGCTGTTCTCCTACGCAGGCAACATGAAGTCCTTCGACTTCGACCTGGCGGCGGACATCCAGTACCGCGAACTGGTGAGCACGAAGTACGTCCAGTACATCGACCGCAAGCCCTCCGGCACCGTGCTGCTGGAAGCTGTGCCCATCGCGACTAAGGATTACTTCGCTGCGGCCCTCGGTACCACCACGGGTAACCTGACGTTCCTGCACGGCACCACGGCGGGTAACCGGGTGACGTTCACTGCGGCGCAGACGGACATCATCAACCCCACCTACACCGACGACAACGGCGTGCAAATGCTGTCCGTCCCGGTAGTGTTCCTGCCCACCACGGCGGGGAACAACGAGTTCAGTTTCGCTTTCACCTAAAGGCAAGACAGACATGGCATTCGTTCTCAAGCAGACGCCCACCTTCACCTGGCCGGTTCGAGTTTCGATTCCGGTCGATGGTGGCAAGTACCGTCAGGAAACCTTCGATGCTGAGTTCCGCCGCATCAGCCAGCCTGAAGTTCAGGCTATGGCCGAGCGCGTGACCAGTGGTGAAGCGGACGCCGCTGATGTCATCCGTGACATTCTGGTGGGCTGGTCCGGCATCACCGACGGCGAGGGTGAGGACGTGCCATTCAGTGAGAAGGCCAAAGAGGAACTGCTCGGGGTGGCGCTGGTCGCCGGTGCTGCCCTCAACGCGTTCCTCGAGGCCTATGCCGGTGGAGCAGCGAAGCGAAAAAACTAGAGGACGCGGCCCGCTACTGGGCCGCACCTTCTGAGGTCGATGAGGTCGATGACGATCTGGCGGTCCTGGCCCCTGACCTCGTCATCGAACGACCCGAGCCCGAAGACTTCGAGGTCTGGCCCGAAAACCTGGAAGCCGTGCGGATGTTCCTGCGGCTGTCGACGCAGTGGCGCACGGTCAGCGGCATGAGCGGCGGTGGGCTCATCGGGCTCGACTACAACGCGGCCAGGTGGCTGTTCGAGCTCTACCATGTAGAGAACCCGCAGCACCTTCTGGAAGACCTCCAGGTGATGGAGATCGCTGCACTGAACGCCATGCGCGAGGACTAGCCGATGGACCTGAACGCCACCATCAAGGTCACCGCCGATGCGCGGCTAGATGGGCTGCGACAGGCGGCGCAGGAGCTGAAGCTAGTCAAGGACCGCACCCTGGCCATGGAGCAGGCTCAGGACCTGCTCACGCGCTCGGTCATCGGCACGGATGCTGCACTGAACGCGCACATCAAGCGACTCGAAGCGGCCCGCCTGAATGTGGACCGCAACTCGAAAGAGTACCGGCAGCTGGGCGACGCCATCGACCAGTACAAGGCGAAGCTCACCGGGGCTGACGCAGTCGCAGCCAAGTCCAGCGGTGGACTCGGTGGGCTGGCCGGTGCGGCAGGGCTGGCGTCCCGGGCCTTCGGGGCGATTGGTGCCGGGCTGGCGCTGGCTGACCTGGGGCGGCTGGGCATCACTGCGGAGTCTGCCGCTGCAAAGCTGCGCACCCTGAAGGGCGCTATCCCCGACTTCGACAAGCTGCAGCCGCTCATCGAGCAGGTGAATAAGGAAACCGGCGGCCTGGCTGGGTCGGCGGAACTGTCGGCGGCGGCCTATGAAATCCTGTCCGCCGGTGCCACCAGCGCAGCAGACGCAGCCGCGAAACTGAAGGCGTCGCTGACCCTGGCCCAGGGTGGCGCGGTGGAGACGGCGGTGGCCGTCGATGGCCTCACGTCCATCACCAACGCGTACGGCGTTTCAGCTGACCGCGTCGGTGAGGTTGCGGACAAGATCCGTAAGACGGTGGACGACGGAAAGATCAGCTTCGAGGAGTACTCGCAGCAGATTGGTAAGGCGGCAGCCGTGGCGGCTGCTTCCGGTGTCAGCCTGGACGAACTGAACGCGGCGATCGCGGCTGTGACGGTCGGCGGCATCCGGGCGGAGTCCGCCGTCAGCGGTGTCCGTCAGCTCATCGTCAACATCATCAAGCCGACCAAGGAAGCATCAGACCTAGCGGAGGCGCTGGGCATCAACCTCGGCGGCGCGGCGCTGAAGTCCAAGGGTCTGGCCGGTGTCCTGAAGGAGATTCAGGAGAAGACCGGCGGCAACTCCGAGACGATCGCCAAGCTCATCACCGACGTAGACGGCCTGACCGCTGCGCAAGCACTGCTACGCGGCGAAGGCGAGCAGCTGAACAAGTTCATCGACAATCAGGCGAACTCCTACGGCACGGCAGGCAAGGCGGCCAACGAACTGGCCAACACCAGCGAGGCATCGATCAAGCGGCTTAAAGCTGCATGGGAGGGCTTCGGTGAACGGCTGGTGAAGATATTCGGCCCGGTGTTCAGCTACCTGCTGGACGGGTTTAGCCGGGTGATTGATGCCGCAAGTTCGGCGGCTTCTGGAGCGCAAAACTTCTTCCGCAACAATCCGACGATCGGCGGATTGGTCAGACCTGGAATAGCTGCGATTGCCCCGGTGACGACGCCGTTCCTGGCGGGCCTACAGACCGTCTTCGGCACTCCCGGCGGTGGTGCCAAGCCAGCGGCCCCGGCCGCACCCAAGGCACCCTATAAGCCCATCCTGACCCCTGAGAAGCCGGGCTCTGGATCCGGCGTTGACGTCGACGCCGTCAAAGCTGCTGCCGACGCCCAGAAGCAAGCGGCGAAGGATGCCGCTACCGAGCAGAAGCGCCAGCAGGACGAAGCCCTGCGGCAGCAGCTGGACAATCAGAAGCGAGCCTTCTCCGATCAGCAGGCGCTCGACAAGCAGCTGTTCGATGACCGCCAGCGCCGGGAGAAGCAAGTCTACGACCAGAAGCTGGAGCTACTGCGGCTCAGCAACGACAAGGAACTGCTGGGTCTGACCGGCCTGGCCGCCCAGGTGGCGAAGTTCTTCCAGAGCATCAAGCTACGGCGGATGCAGGATGAGAAGGAAATCTTCGAGCTCCAGCAGCAGAACCAGCAGAAGCTGTTCGAGTCTCAGCAGAAGAACGCACGCGAGGCCTTCGAGCGGCAGGCGTCCGCCAGCAAGGCCAACATCAAGGGCGGCGACGTCGGTATTAAGCAGCTGGTGCAGCTGGCGCAATCTGTCGGTTTCAGCGGGCAGAGCGCGGCCATCATGGCCTCCATCGCCAAGGCGGAATCAGGCGGGCGATCGCGTGCCCTGAACGACAACCCGAAGACGGGTGACCTGTCATTCGGGCTGTGGCAAATCAATATGCTCGGGGCGATGGGCCCCGAACGTCGGCGGCGGTTCGGCATCGCTTCGAACGACGCGCTCTACGACCCGATGACCAACGCGATGGCGGCCCGCGCCACCTTCCTATCGCAGGGGTATGGGGCCTGGTCGGTCTACCGCAACGGCGCGTACAAAGACTACCTGCCCGCAGCGATGGCGGCCCTCAGCGGGGGCGGCCCGGCCAACACGATCGTTCCGATGAAGCCGTTCCCGGGTGGCGTGCAGGCGGGCTCTGCTGCTGCTGCCGGTGCCGCGAACGCCGGGCAGAACATCACTGATCTGCGGAAGTTCCAGCAGTCGCGCGAGTCGCTGCAGCGGGACATCGAGTTCGGGCAGATCACGCAGGCGAGCAAGGAATCTGCCCGTGCGCTGCAGGAAGAAGCAGCGGGCCTGAAGCTGCGGGCGGAGCTGGTGCAGCGGGGGTTCTCGTCCGAGGAAGCCGACCGCATCGCAACTCAGCAGGAACGCTTCAACAAGCTGACCCGGGCCGGGCGCGACGCCCTCGAGCAATTCGACCAGGGGGTGCAGGACAACGTCCGATCACTGAAGGCATCCGGGGCCAGTCAGCAGGACATCAACACCTTCCTGGCTGAGCAGGCGGTACGTCGGCGCGAGCTGGCCGACGCCATCGAAGGCGAGCGGACAGCACTGCAGGATCTCTACGATGCCCAGGAAGCGAGCAAGGAACAGACGCGATCCTTCTCTGACGGGGCCCGCGACGCGTTTCGAGAGTACGCAGACGCTGCACTGAACGCGGCCGACTCCGCTAAGGGGTTCGTCACCAGCAGCATCAGCAAGACTGAGGACGCGTTGGTGGACTTCGTCACCAAGGGCAAGCTCGAATTCTCCTCACTGGTGGACAGCATCCTGGCGGACCTGGCCCGGCTCGCCATTCGTCAGGCCATCCTCGGTCCGATTGCGCAGCTGCTCGGCCTGGGTGGCGGCGGTTTCGGCACCACCAGCTTCGGATCCTTCGACCTGCTCGGCGGCATCCTCAACGGCACCGGCGGACTGTTCGCCAACGGTGGCATCATGACCGACCGAGGCCCTCTGCCGTTGCAGGCCTACTCCAGTGGCGGCATCGCCAACAGCCCCCAGCTGGCGCTGTTCGGCGAAGGCCGGATGCCCGAAGCGTACGTCCCCCTGCCGGACGGTCGGCGGATCCCGGTCGCGATGCAGGGCGGCGGCGGTGGCACCAACGTCACCGTCAACGTCGACGCCAAGGGCACGGCGGTCGAGGGCAACGACGACCAGGGGCGGGCGCTCGGTGCGGTCATCGCCGCAGCCGTGCAGGCCGAACTGGTCAAGCAACGCCGCCCCGGTGGCGCACTCGCGAGGGCTTAATCGATGGCTGTCTTCACCTGGACCGCAGACTACGGCTACAGCAAACAGACTCAGTTCAAGACCCGCAAGACGCAGTTCAACGACGGCTACGAGCAGCGCGTGGTCTTCGGCCTGAACACGCAGCCGCAGGTCTACAGCCTCACGTTTTCCAATCGGGTGAACACAGAGGCCGACGCCATCGAGCAGTTCCTACAGGCCCGCAATGGCGTGGAGTCGTTCGACTGGACGCCACCCCAGGGCGGCTCCGCCATCAAGGTGGTGTGCGACGATGCTCCCGAGCGAACGCCAGTCGCGTACAACCTAAACACGATCCGCGCCACCTTCCGCCAAGTCTACGAACCCTAGAGGCAACCATGTCGACCATCGTTACCCGCCAGAGCAAAGGCTCTCCCCTAACCTACGTTGAAGCTGACGCGAACTTCACCAACTTGAATAACGACAAGCTGGAAGCCAGCACGGCAGCATCAACCTACGCGCCTAAGGCCAACCCCACCTTCACGGGTGTTGTCACCGTCCCCGCCGGTACAGCCGCAGCCCCCTCACTCACCATCACGGGCAACACTAACACCGGCATTTACGCCCCCGACGTTAATCACTTAGCAATTGCGACGGGTGGGGCTGAACGGCTGCGGGTTGACCCTTCGGGGAATGTGGGGATTGGGACGAGTAGTCCGGCATACAAGTTACATGTATTTGGTGCCTCTGCATCCAATGAGATCAGAAGCGATAACGGCACTGTTGCGTCTCAGTGGTATCAAGACCCAGGCGGTTATGGGGTGTTCGGCACTGTATCTAACCACGCTCAGGTATTTCGCACCAATGCCACCGAACGCCTCCGCATCGACTCCTCCGGCAGACTGCTGGTGGGGACGAGTACAAACACCGGCGGTTCGCTGTTTCAGGTGAACGACAATCGTATTCGCATCGCATCCTCACAGACTCCGGCCTCTGCGACGGCCACTGGGACAGCCGGTGAGATTTGCTGGGATGCGAGCTACATTTATGTCTGCGTCGCCAGTAACACTTGGAAGCGTGCGGCCCTCACTACTTGGTAATCCTCGATAACCACGTCCGCCTAACCTAGTTGGATGACCTCACTATGCCTGTGACAGCGCCTTATGTAGATGCTGACTACTGGGTCAGCGGCTATGTAGAGGAGTTCTACAGTCTCGCCGCCGAGGTCCAAAAGCTGGCCCCCTCGGCCATCATCGAACTATTCGAACTGCAACTGGTGCAATCTCTGCACGGGTCGTCGGACCTGTACCGATTCCATGCCGGGACCAATCAACTTAACGGGAATGTTGTGTGGGCGGGCAACGCGTACACCCGCTACCCGGTCGAGGCAGACGGGTTTGAATACAGCGGACAGGGCCAGCTTCCCCGGCCGCGGCTACGGGTCGCCAACATCACCGGGCTCATCACGGCACTGCTGCTGACGGTGAACACCACCAACCCGGGCAATGACCTGGGTGGCGCGAAGGTGACCCGCATCCGCACGATGGCCCGGTTCCTCGACGGGGTTAATTTTGCTGGCGGCACCAACCCGCTCGGCACTCCAGACCCTACAGCCGAATGGCCGCGTGAGGTCTACTACATCGACCGCAAGGCGACCGAGAACCGGGACGTGGTCGAATTCGAACTTGCATCAGCGTTCGACCTGGCCGGGGTGAAGGTGCCGAGACGGCAGACCATCAGCAACGTCTGTCAGTGGAAGTACCGGGGCGCTGAGTGCGGGTACACCGGGACCGCGTACTGGGACGCCACGGACCGGCCCGTGGGGTCGTTGTCGCAGGACGTCTGCGGCAAGCGACTGGCATCCTGCAAGCTCAGGTTCGGGGCCACGGCAGAGCTTCCCTACGGGTCGTTTCCCGGCGTTGGAGGTTTCCGCTAATGAACGACACCATCCGCGCCGAAGCCCTGGCCCACGCCCAGGAAGACGACCCCCGCGAGGCCTGCGGTCTGGTCGTCGTCATCAAAGGCAGGGAACGCTACGTCCGTTGTCGGAACCTGTCGCCGACGCCGGACAACTTCATCATGGACCCGGAAGACTTTGCCGCCGCAGAGGATGCCGGGGCGGTGGTCGCCATCGTCCACAGTCATCCAGTCACGCCGCCGACGCCATCCCAGGCGGACCTAGTCGCCTGTGAGCAGACGGGGCTACCGTGGTACATCGTCAACCCGAAGACCGAGCAGTGGGGCGAGTGCCGTCCCAGCGGCTACAAGCCCCCCCTGGTGGGCCGTCAGTACGCGTGGGGCGTGATGGACTGCTGGACCTGCGTGCGCGACTGGTACGCGGAGACCTGGGGCCTCGAGCTCCCCGACTGGAGACGACCAACGCCAGACGAGTGGGACCGGCACCCGATGTTCGATGACTGCTGGTCAGAAGCAGGCTTTCGCCCGGTGCCCATCGATGACATCCAGTACGGGGACGCACTGCTGCTGTCGCTGAACAATCACCGCAACAATCACGTTGCGGTCTACGTCGGCGACCAGCAGATCCTGCACCACCTGCAGGGCAGACTGAGCAGCCGAGACATCCTCGGCGGATACTATCTGAAACAGGTTTCTCGGGTGCTGCGCCATGCTTCGCGCTATTAGGGTCTACGGGGCTCTACGGGAGTTTCTGGGCCGGTCAGAATTCCTGGCAGACGTCAGCTCACCGGCGGAAGCGATCCGGTTTCTGGTGGCGAACTTCCCGCACATCGAAGCGCACATGGCGGACCGTCACTACAAGGTCCTGGTCGGTGGTCACCGCGTACCCGCAAACGAGCAGTTGCACGCGCCATCCGGCTCGGACGTGATCCGGCTGGTGCCCACGGTGGCCGGTGCTGGTGACGTCGGTAAAATCCTCCTCGGCGTGGCGCTGGTCGGTCTGGTCATCGCCACAGGTGGCGCGGCTGGCTTCCTGGGCGGCGCGGCTCTGTCGGTGGGCCTGTTCGGTGGTGCACTAATTCTCGGCGGCGTGGTGGGCCTGCTCACGCCGACTCCGACCATCAACGCAAACGACCCGAAGAACGATCCCAAGAGGGCCGAGAGCTTCAATTTCTCCGGCATCAGCAACGTTTCCCGCCAGGGGCTGCCGGTCCCCATCATCTATGGGGAAACCATCGTTGGCTCTGTCACCATTTCCGTAGGCATTTCCTCTGAGCAGGTGGCGGTATGACGTGGGTTGCAGGCGCTGGCGGCGGCGGTGGCGGTAAAGGTGGCGGCGGCGGCGGTGGCTCAGAGCAGCGCACCCCGACCGAAGCGCCGGACAGCCTGTCGTCAATCAGCTACGCGAACATTATCGATCTGCTCGGCGAGGGCGAGATTGCGGGCCTGAAAGATGGGCTGAAAAGCGTCTACCTCAACGGTACCCCACTTCAGGCAGCGGACGGAACGTTCAACTTCCAGAACGCCACCATCATCACCCGCAACGGGACGCAGGCGCAGAGCTACATTCCCGGCTTTTCTGACATTGAGTCCGAGATTGGCGTTGGCGTGCAGGTGCTGCAGGCGACGCCGATTGTCCGCACCATCACCAACGCCAGCACCAACGCGGTGCGGGTTACCGTGTCCGTCCCGGCCCTGCAGTCGTTCAGCGACAACGGCGACATCAACGGCGCATCGGTGCAACTGCTAATTGCCGTGCAGTACAACGGCGGCGGCTACACCACGGTGGTGAACGACACCATCGCGGGCAAGACTTCGGCTCAGTACCAGCGCAGCTACCGCATCCGTCTATCTGGTGCGTTCCCGGTCAGTGTGCGTGTCACCCGCGTTTCGGCAGACCCGTCCAGCACCCGGGTTCAGAACCTGTTGAACTGGGTGAGCTACACCGAGATCACCGAAGCGAAGGTTCGCTACCCGAATGCTGCGCTGGTGGCGGCCCGCATCGATGCGAAGCAGTTCAGCTCCATCCCCACGCGGTCGTATCGGGTGCGCGGCCTGAAGATTCGCATCCCGTCCAACGCCACGGTGGACCAGACGAACGGACGGCTGATCTATTCCGGCGTCTGGGATGGCACCTTCCAGGGCGCTCAGTGGTGCAGCGATCCGGCGTGGTGCCTGTGGGACCTGTTGACGTCGACCCGCTACGGCCTGGGCGATTTCATCAGCTCCGCGCAGCTCGACAAGTGGGCGTTCTACTCTGCCAGCCAGTACTGCTCCGAGTTGGTGCCGGATGGGTTCGGTGGCACTGAGCCCCGGTTCTCGCTGAACATCAACATCAACACGGCGCAGGAGGTCTACAACCTCATCAACGACCTGCTGTCCGTGTTCCGGGGGATGGGCTACTGGTCAGCCGGGGCGCTGACCATCATGCAGGACAGGCCGCAAGACCCGGCGTTCCTGTTCACTGCGGCAAACGTGGTCAACGGGACGTTCACCTACACCGGCAGCAGCCTGAAGCAACGCCCCACCGTGGCGGTGGTCGAGTGGTTGGATCTGACCACGCAGGATACAGCGTTCGAGTACGTCGAAGACTCGGCGGGCATCGCGAAGTACGGCATCGTTGTGCAGGAGGTCCGGGGCATCGGCTGCACGTCCAGGGGGCAGGCGAACCGCGTCGGGCGCTGGCTGCTCTACACCGGGGCCAATGAGACCGAGGTGGTCCAGTTCAACGTCGGTATCGATGGCGGCGTCATGGTTCGCCCCGGTATGGTCGTCGCTGTGTCTGACCCGACTCGGGCCGGAGCCCGCATGGGTGGCCGGATATCTTCCGCCAGCACCACGGCTGTCACCATCGACCAGGACGTTACCCTGGGCAGCTCGGCAAAGCTCTCCGTCATCCTGCCTGACGGCACCCTGCAGACTCGCAATGTCACGGGCAAAAACGGTCGCGCCATCGCCGTCTCGCCCGGGTTCAGTCAGGTTCCCCAGCCTCAATCGATCTGGATGCTGGAATGGTCCGGGCTGCAGTCGCAACTGTTCCGCGTTGTGTCCATTAGCGAGGGACAGGACGCCACCTATCAGGTGTCGGCGCTGACCTACAACCCGTCCAAGTTCGGAGCGGTCGAGCAGGGCCTGACGCTGCAGCCTCGGAATGTCTCACTGCTCACCGGCGTTCCAAACGCGCCAACGGGCATCACGGTGCAAGAGTCGCTGTACGCCGACCGAGGCAACGTAAAGGTGCTGGTCGCTGTGTCGTGGGTGCCGGTGCTGGGGGTCGACCATTACCAAGTCGCCTACCGGGTGGACAGTAACAACTGGGTCGACGTCGGCGACGTCCAGCAGGCAGCGTTCGAAGTTCGTGACGCCAAGCCCGGAACTTGGCAGGTTAAGGTCATCGCCGTCAGCGTGCTGGGCAAGGTCAGTCAGCCTGCCATCCTGGCGCAGAACGTGAACGGACTACTGGCACCACCTGCAGCGGTAACCGGGTTCTCCGTCGTGCCGACGGCTGGGCAACTGCTGCTCACCTGGGACCAAGCCACGGACCTAGACGTGCTCAACGGGGGCAGCGTCTGGATCACCTACTCCCCTCTGACGTCTGGCGCGGTATTCGAGAACTCGATCACCGTGGTGCAGCCAGTTCCCGGCTCGGCCACGCAGGTGCTGGCACCCGCACTGGACGGCACATATTTCGCCAAGTTCAAAGACTCGTCGGGCGTGGCGTCGATGACCGCCACATCTGCAGTCACGTCCGCCCCTGGGTTGGTCGGATTGAATGTCGTCGCAACAGTGCAGGAGGATCCGGCGTTCACCGGGGCCAAGACAAACACCATCGTGGACTCGGTGCGCGGCGGGCTGGTGCTGACCGGCGCAACGAACGTTGACAGCTATGCCAGCGTTGACGGCGTCTTTGATTGGGACTTTGCGTACGGGGTAGCCTCCAGCGGTTCCTACTTGTTCCCGAACACGCTGGATCTGGGCCAGATTTATACGGCTCGGGCGGTCGCCGCCATTAAGGTGGCCGGGTTCCAGGTGAACGACTACATCGACAGCGTTACGTCGATAGACGACTACGGGATGATCGACGGTACGGTACCGGCCAGCGGGAACGCCATGTTGAATTTCCGCACCACGACGGACGACCCCGGCGGGTCGCCGACGTGGACTGACTGGAAGCCGTTCTTTTCGGCGGATTACACCGCGCGGGCCTATCAGTTCCGTCTGGACATGATGACCAGTGACCCGGTCAACAATCTTGCCGTGCAGCAGTTGCGGGTGTCTGTGGATGTACCAGACCGGGTGGAGTCCATCCGCGGATTGGTGAGCGGTGCGGCCACCTACGCGGTGACGTACCCGAATGCATTCTGGGCGACGCCGACCGTTGCGGTCACCATGCAGTCAGCGGCTACCGGAGATTACTTCGTCATCACCGGACAGACGCGAACCGGATTTAGCATCACCTTCTACAATGCTGGTGGTACTGTCATCAGCCGGACGTTTGATGTACTAGCGAAGGGCTACGGACGCGCACAATGAGCCAGTTTTCTTTCTCGATACCCAACGGACCCGGCGCTTCATTCCGTGCTGATGTCAACTCTGGACTTCAGGCGCTGGCGACCCTGTCGAGCGGCAGCACTGCCCCGACCACGACCTACGCGTATCAGTTCTGGGCAGACACTAGCACCAGTCCGGCGACGCTGCGCCAGCGCAACGGTGCGAACAGCGCCTGGGTGGTGGTCGGCTCGCTCGACACCGCGAACTGGGGGCTCGCTCCCGTTGCATCACCGACGTTCACCGGCACGGTAACGCTGCCCACGGTGACCGTGTCGGGCAACATGACGTTCAGCAGCACCGGCTTCCTCGATCTGCCGGTCGGCACCACGGCGCAGCGACCCGGCAGTCCCTCTGCGGGGATGATTCGGTACAACTCGACGCTGAACCAGTTTGAAGGTTACGGTACCGCGTGGGGTTCGATTGGTGGCGGTGCTACGGGCGGCGGCAGTGACCGGGTGTTCAACGAGAATGACCAGACGGTGACCACCGATTACACCATCACCACGAACCGCAACGCGGTATCGGCTGGCCCGGTGACCATCAACAGCGGCATCACCGTCACCATTCCTTCCGGCAGTAACTGGGCAATCGTATGAGCACACTGAGAGTCAACGCGATTCAGAACACGTCCGGGGTGCAACTGTATCTCGCCCGGGCATGGGTCAATTTCGATGGGACGACGGGGACCATCCGTGCATCGGGGAACGTGAGCAGCGTTACTCGGAATGGGACGGGTGATTACACCGTTAACTTCACGACTGCGCTGGCGGACGCGAATTACTGCGTTGTTGCATCAGGTGGCGCGGCTGCGGGAGGTTCTCCAACTCCGCTAGTTACATACAACCAGACAGCCCCTAGCACTACTTCAGTCCGACTACTTTCTTGGTACATGACTTCGACAACAAACCAAAGTGCTAGTGACACGATCTTTGCCAACGTCGCCATCTTCAGGTAACCCGTCATGAGCACACTTCGCGTTTCCAACATCCAAGACACGGCGGGCAGCAACAACAGCACTCCCGCAGCAATCGCCAACGGCATCGCTAAGGCGTGGGTAAGCTTCACGGGTTCCAGTGGCGCGACTCGGGCTAGTTACAACGTCAGCAGCGTCACTCGGAGCGGTGTCGGCACATACACCGTCAATCTGACGAACGCGCTTACAGATGCGAATTATTCGGCGGTCGCGCTGGCTGATAGAACTGGTCAGTCCGGCGTCTGGGTGAACCCAACGGCCTACACTTCAAGCTCTCTAAGCCTTGTCTGCGCTAGTGCTATTTCCGGGTCGTCAACATACCCTGCCACTGACGCCACTGTGCTGCATGTCGCGGTCTTCCGGTAACCTATCATGTCTACCCTTCGAGTTAACAACATCACCGACGCAACGGGCGGTTCAGCCAACTTGAACGTTCCCGGCACGGCGAAAGCCTGGGTCAACTTCAATGGCACTGGTGCAACGGCTGCCAACCAGACCGTTCGAGCGTCTCTAAATGTCAGCAGCGTCTACAAGAATGGGACTGGCGACTATACCGTTAACTTTACTACTGCGCTGGTGGATGCAAGTTACACGGTGACTTTTGGTGTTGTTCCAGACATTGCTTTTGGCGGTTCCAATGCAGCAAGAACATCTTTCATTAACACTCAGTCAACTGCAAGCGTAAGAGTTCAAACCGGCTATCAGGCTGGTAGTGGAGGCTCCGGCACTTTGGACTTTTCGGTTATCACTGTCGCCGTCTTCCGCTAACCACCCCAATCCCCTCTACTAGGAGCCCCCACCATGTCCGTAGTCATCTTCCAGAACCCCACCGCGCCCAACGTCTGCGTGCTCTACCCCACTGCTGAGGCCCTGGAGCATCTGACGCTGGAGGACATTGCCCGCAAGGATGTTCCCGCCGGTTGCGAGTGGGAAATCGTCAGCGGCGATGCCCTGCCCGAGGATCACTACTTCTTCAACGCATGGCGTCTCGGCACCATCGGGGACAACAAGGTGGACATCGACCTGGACGCAGCACGCGAGATCCACAAGGCCACCATCCGTGCCGCCCGCCAGCCGCTGCTGGAAGCCCTGGATGTGCAGTTTCAGCGGGCGCTGGAGACTGGTGGTGACACTGCTGACATCGTCGCCCAGAAGCAGGCGCTGCGGGATGTGACCAAGGATGCCGAGCTGCTGGCGGCAGACAGCCCCGAAGCAATCAAAGCATTCTGGCCCGCAATCCTCGGGCCGAGCCCGCTTCAATAAATCGTAATGGGCGGCCCGAGAGCCGCCCATTACGCTATGGGGCAATATGCCTACCGTAGGTAGAATCTGATGGAAGCGTTGGCGTTGGTCGTGCCTGATCGTCGTGAGATGTCCCTAGAACGGGTACTAGCCGAAGCCGCGCCAACCATCGTTGCAATGTCGGCTCTTTCCATCGCGGGCCTGCTGTGGTCGCTGCAGATGAGCATCAGTGATATCAAGTCCCAGCAGACCAGAGTCCTGGACTTGATCAAAGACAGCCAGACTCGGGTCACATCACTTGAGAACCGCGTCCGCGATCTAGAACTCAAGACCGCTGTACGCTGACTCCGAGCCGTGGCATAACAGACGCAGGCACGCAGGAGCCAGCCCCATGTCATGGTTCATTCAGCACCACACTGACCTATTCGAGGCTATCGCTACAGTCCATCTGGCAGCGGTCGCCATCGCCAATCTCACGCCGACACCCAAGGACGATGAAATCATCGGCAAGGTGTACCGCGTGGTGGAAATTCTCGCGGGCATCGTGAGCCCGAAAGCGAAGATGTGATGAGCGCCATCCCCGCCGACAAGTTCCTGGACTTCTTCCGGTACTACGACCCGAAGAACGACAACCAACGGAAAGCCATCCTGCTGCTGGCGGCTGCGCTGCCTGCGGGTGTGCTGGCTGACGATGCCGACTGGGTGAAGCTGTTCCGCACGCCGGTCCCGCAGGCTCCCGCGAACGAGAACTTCCCGCACGTTCCCGCCCAGGCGCTGGACATCATCGCCGACTTCGAGGGCTTCCGCTCCGAGGTCTACAACGATGGCGTGGGTGTGCCCACCATCGGCTACGGCAGCACGTTCTACGCTGACGGTCGCCGGGTGCAGTGGGGTGACCCGCCCATCAGTCGCGAGGCGGCGAAGAATTTGCTTTCGCTGGTGGTGAATCGGTTTCAGGCCCGGCTGTCGCAGACCATTCCTGACTGGTCGAAGATGAACGACAACCAGCGGGCCGCGTTGCTGTCGTTCGCCTACAACCTGGGCGAACACTTCTACGGATCCGATGGCTTCGGCACCATCAGCCGCGCCCTTCGAGAGCGGCGATGGGGTGACGTGCCCGATGCCCTGCTGCTGTACCGCAATCCCGGTACCAGCGTCGAGGCGGGACTGCTGCGGCGTCGCAAGGCCGAGGGAGAGCTCTGGCGCGGACTCGGCAAGCATGCCCGCTAACCGGCTGCCTCCGGCTCCCTGCGAGCCGCTGAGCTGCATCTCTGACGAAGCACGCTACTGGCTGCGGGTAGAGCATCATATCTTCCCGCTGCTGGACGCTGGCCGGATCAATCTGCCGGATGCGGCTGCGAGGGCGGGTGCTACCCTGTCAGAGTTGCAGACGCGCTATCGGGTCTATGTCACCCGTCCCACATATGAGACTCGCCGACTTCCAGATTCGTGACCTGTGCCAGGGTGACCGCCCTCTGCTGTCGCCGTTCGATGAAGACTGCCTGAACCCTGCGAGCTACGATCTGCGGCTCGGGCATCGGGTCATCACCGAGGCCCTGGACGGCAGCGGGTGGCGCGAGCTCGACATCAGCTACGCGGACGAGGCCAGCCCCTTCTGGCTGAACCCCGGCGAGTTCGCCCTGGCTGAGAGCCTCGAGATCATCAATCTGCCCGATGACATCGTGGCGCAGTTCCTGCTCAAGAGCAGCCGCGCACGGCAGGGTCTGGGTCACGCGATGGCGGGCTACTGCGATCCGGGTTGGCACGGCAGCAAGCTCACCTTGGAGCTGAAGAACTACCGCCAGTGCCAGAGCATCCCGCTGTGGCCGGGGATGAAGATCGGGCAGCTGGCGTTCACTCAGATGGCGGCAGCACCGGAGCGCAGTTACGCAGTGACGGGGCGCTACAACAATCAGCCGCACGTCCAGGGCAGCCTGGGCTAGAATCGCTGGGTCTACCCGGTCCGCCTGGTGGGCTCGGAATGCAGGAAGCCCTGGGGTGTCAGTCAGCCCCAGGGCTTCTCTGTTGCGGTGGAGTGCTGCGGCCCCCGGCGTCGACACGCTCGTGGCCGCTCGCTGCTGGGTGAGTTTCGCGATTGCCAGCTAAGCCTGGCGGTTGAGTACGCAAACCAGCAGCCTGCCCGGCTGGAGGCCGACCCGCGTTTCCTTCCGGTGTTCACCGAAGCTAGACGTGGAACCAGCTAGGCATCCGCCAGTGTAGCAGGGGTGAGACGACGACGCGGGCCGGGTGTTAGCAGGTGGCTAGCAGGGCCTCCCGCAGCTGGTCAGTGCTCAGGCGGCTGTAGCGCGGCACCTGGCGGGCCTTGGCCAGGCTCAGCAGCTGGCGTCGGCTGTAGGCGGGCAGCAGGGGCGGGAGCGCCTTCGCGACCACGGGGCGGACCAGAGGGGCGGCGGTGGGCTCGAGGGCCTCGCGGGCGGCCGGGTAGGCGGTGCCCAGCTGCTGCGCCACGAAGCGGCGACCGGCACGGTCTGCAGCAGCGACGTGGTGGGCAGCGTGGGCGTCGTACCAGCGGCGAGCGAGGCGGCCCAGTCGAACGGTGGCACCAGCGGCGCGGCCCAGGTAGCGGCCAGCGGTCGGAGCGTAGTCGGCGACGATGGCGCAGAGCAGCATCAGCAGCAGCTGCAGCAGGCCAGCGAACCAGGTCAGGGCGGAAACGATCGCGGTAGTCATGGGGTGATCCTCAGTGTGTGCCCACCATGGCGGTGGGCGATGCTCGCTCCCGGAGTTGCACCGGGTCCCCGTGGGGCACCCAGCGAGCGGGCTACCGCGTCGTCGTCTCAGTGTTCAGTTGTCGAGGTTCGGGCCGGGGGCATCACCCACCGGGCTACGCCCAGTGTAGCGCACTGCGTAGACGGATGGGGAGCGCGGGCGATGAGGATCCCTTATAGGTCATCATAAGCTCCGCTTATCAGTGCAGCGACGGCCCCGGCTGCCCGCTCAGCGGCTGCCCTGGCGGTGCTGTCGACCAGGTGCGCGTAGCGTGCGGTGGTCGCTGGCGTGCGGTGGCCCAGCAGGCCGCCGATCTGCGGCAGGCTGAGCCCGGCCGTTACCGCGGCGCTCGCGTAGCTGTGGCGCAGGTCATGGATCCGCAAGCCCTCGATGCCCGCCTGCTTCAGCAGGCGCTGCCAGGGGCGCTGCACGCCGACGATGGGGGCGTCTGGCGTCTTGCCGGGGCAGACGTAGGGCCCGACCCTGGGCAGCCCCTGCAGCAGCCGCACGGCAGCAGCTGAGAGCACGACGGACTTCGCTCCGGTCTTCGAGTCGGGCAGGCGCAGCACCCCGGCCCGCAGGTCGACCCAGTCCCATCGGGCATCGCGCCATTCGCTCAGCCGTGCGCCGGTGAGCAGCAGCAGCTGGACCAGCGTCGCGATGCTGCGGTTCGGGCATCGGGTCAGGGCGGCGCTCAGCCGCTGCGCTTCGTCAGGCTGCAGGTAGCGGCGGCGGCGGTTCTCCGGGTGCAGCTCGGCACGTTCTGCCGGGTTGCTGGACAGCGGTGGCCAGCCCCAGGCCGGGGCTCGGCGGCGAGCAATGTTGCAGGCCTTCGAGAGCAGACGCACGGCACGGTTCGCGATGATGGGCTGGTGGCGGTTGTCGTGCAGGAACTGCGCCACATCGGCAGGCGTCAGGTCGGCCAGCTTGCGGCGACCAGCCCACGGCAGCAGGTGGCGGTCCCAGAGGTTGCGATCGCTGACGCGACTGGCGGGCTTCTTCCGGGGCGCGTGCTCGTCGTCGTACCGCTCGCGCAGATCGGCCAGCGTCGGGGCGGCCTGGCGGATGCGGGCCTGGGCCAGTGGGTCGTCGCCGTGAGCGACCCGGACCAGCACCTGGCGGGCGAGCTCGCGGGCCGCCTTGGGGTGGATCGCCGTCGCGTTGCCCAGCGTCTGGCTGCGTTGCTGGCGGTCGCGGGTGCGGTACCGCAGCACCCATGACTTCGCCCCGGCGGTGGTGCAGCGTACCCCTAGACCGGGAGTCTGGTCGTCCCAGAGCCAGCCGGGTGCCATCGTCGCAATGTCGGTCTTCGTGATGCTCATTCCGTGTCCCCACTGTGTCCCCAAAATCGGCGGAAGCAGCGGTGACCCTAGCGAACGTGAATGAACACATCAATGGACAAAATCAACGCGTTATGAACGCGGATGAACGCGGCTGAACCGCCGGGAACGCTACGTTCTGCGACTGAAAATCGCAGTGTCGGTGGTTCGATTCCGCCCCTGGGCACCAGCAAAATCAGCGAGTTACGGCGAGGCCTGAGGCCACCTGCAGCGGCCGTGTCCCCACCATGTCCCCAAAGAAAAACCCCGACCGAGGCCGGGGCTGAGGAGGTGTGTCCTGTGGCTTACGCAAGGCTGCCCGATTCTAGCTGCTGGTACGCTTCGCGGGCATCCTCGATCGCGTTCTCCAGGTCGTAGTAGGTCGGTGGCAGCCAGGTCACCTCCCGGTCGCGGATGAGCCAGCCACGCCAGCCGGTCGGTGTCGATTGCGCCCCGTAGGCGTCACCGGCCCAGCCGGGCGGCGGCCCGACGATCAGGGGCGTCATGCTGCGTACCTCCAGTTGAGGCCGCCGATCGGGCGGCGGTGGTAGATGGCCCAGTAGATGCTGCCTTGGGCATAGCCGAGCTCACGGGCTGCGGCCTTGATGTCTGCCCAGCGGCGGCCGTCGGACGCTTCGACCGGGCGGTGCCGTTTGGGCGGAGGCGGAACCGGGTCATCGGGCAGCCGCTCGACGTACTCCCATCGATACCCCCTGCAGAGATGCCCCTTGCGGATGCTGTTCAGCAGGGACGGGCGGGACACGGATATCAGCTGGGCGGCCATGCTGATGCTGGGGTAGGTCTCTCCTGTGTCGCGGTTACGGACGGCTCTCTTAGCCATGGATGATCTGAACTCGACGCGTGTTGACTGTGTCAGGGCGGGAACGGCCGTCCCATCGAACGAGCACTTCCCAGTTGTTCCCCCCGATGAAGACGGGAGCCTCGACGACTTCGCCGATCTGCGGGGGCGATACGTTACCGAACAGCCGCTCGACCTTCACTTTCTGGACCCGGGCCCCGGGGACCAGGTTCGCGAGCGACTGTCTCCCGGTGTAGCGCGTGCTGCGCCTGGCTGATTCCTCGAGCCGTCCGGCGATCGCTCGCTCCCAGCAGCGGCTGCACTGCTGCGCAGCTTGGCGAGCTGGCGACCCGCCATAGCAGCGGATGCCGCAGCACCTGCAGGTGGTCATCGCTCGATCCCCTCTAGGCGATCAGCGACGAGCGTGGCATAGCCTGCAATGTCGTGCCAGGAATCAACCCAGTTCGGATCGCCGTTGGCGATGCGAGCGACCTTGTGCAGGATCATTTCAAGCGCCTCGCGCTGGTCGGCGTCCATGTCGAGCCACCGCCTGCCGACGTGCTCAAACAGACATTGCTTCAGGTCCTGGGCGATGGCGGCCTGGTCTGTGAAGCGACCATAGCGTTCGCCGCGTTCGGTCAGGGTTCGGGTCACGTCAGTCATTCGCTCAGAGCCTCCGCGATGGTGGGCAGCTGCTCGAACAGGATCCGCCGTGTGGACTCGGCGATCAGACGGTGCTCCTTCTGGGTGCCGTTGCCGGTCCGTAGCTGGACGTAATGGATCCAGCTGCGGATGGTGCCGCTCATGTACAGCCGGGTCGGCGTGGCCAGGGGCAGCACGTCGCGGGCGACTTCGCGGGCGACGCCGGAGCGCAGCAGCTTGTCGTACAGCGCCGTGGCGGCGGCGAAGTGTTTGCCGATGTCGTCGTACAGTGCACCGGCGCTGTGGTCGCCCGCCAAGGGCAGGCTGTTCTGTCGGTTGCTGTGGTCCTGCAGCCGCAGCTCCGGCACCACCGGGTTCGCCATCGCCTCCGCGTACCGCAGAGAGAATTCCTGGAAGCTGAACGACCGGTGCCGCAGCACCTGGGGCGCGATGGCCCGGGTCGTCGTGACCTCGATGCACATCGAAGCCATTTCGAAGACGCTCCAGTGCTGGTGGCTGATGCAGTACCGCAGCAGCTTCGGAGCGGTGGCGTAGTTCGCCTGATTGGCCGGGTTCGATACCCGAGCGCAGTAGCTGATCACGTTCTCTGCGTCGGGCGTCACCCAGACCAGCGTCGCTGTGTGCGTCACACCGAGCCCTCCGTCTCATCGATGGGGCGGAACAGGTCGACGGGGCAGAAGCCCTCGGCGCAGGGGTCGGGGTCGGCTAAGCCGGGGCGCTGCTGCTGCTCCAGGACTTCTAGGCGGTCGATGATGTCGCGGAATCTAGCCTCGTTCTTGTCTTGCCATTCGTAAGTGTGGCCGACGTGATAGCGCCACTTTTTATAGAGGCTGTTGATCATGTATTCCAGGTCGCAAATGTCTTTCATCACTACAGTTCCTGAATACGGACAGTGGCGGTGCGGCGGTGCTCCCGAATCTGCTCTGCTGCTGCTGTCAAAGCATCAAAGCAGGCGGCTTGTTCAGGTGTCCATGCGCGCCCCCCATCGGGGCGCATCCGCAGTATCAGTTCGCAGCACGCCTCCAGCTCTTGGTCGGCACCCCAGCGGGCTGCCGCAGTAAGGGCGTCCTGGGGCCACATATTCAGCCACTGTTCCTCAAGCTCAGACGACGGGGTGATCGGATGTTCGGTCATCACTAGAGCTCCTGAATGCTTACAACAGCGGTCCCATCGGTCGGCACACCCAGACGGCGGGCGGCTTCGTAACTGAGGTCCAGACTCTGGCACTGGCAGCGGTCCGTCACCGGCACCACCAGGGCCCGGCCTCGGTGGCTGACCCTGACCCGGGTGCCGCAGGGCAGCCATGGGTGGGCGGCGCTGACGCGGTGGTCGGAGTAGGTGCCACCGCAGGCATCGGGGCGACCGTGGAACGATGCCGCGTACACCGTCGCGGTGACGTGGCGGCCACCGTGGTGAGCCTCAGCCGGGGCTGGCTGAATCAGCGCCAGGGTGGCGGTCATCTGCAGGGCAAGTCGTTTCAGGTTCATCGGTCAGTAGGTAGAAATCAGTAACGGCTTCGATGGCGTCGTCGTAGGTCAGCAGCTCGCGCCAGGGACGCACCTGGCAGAGCACCCACTGCGTGCCACGGGGCAGCAGTTCGTAACGGCGGCGGCTGCGTCGGGCCCGCTCCCAGGCCATGCCGTCAGGCGATGCCCGCCAGCAGGTGCGACAGAGGCCGGTGCCGCGGTGGGGCGACAGGCCCCGGGCGAAGATGCTGTTCCCGCAGCTGCAGCGCTGCACCGGGTCGAGGCTGCCCCGCTGACGGGCTCGCCACCGGCGCTGCCGCTCTGTGTGGCTCACGACAGCCATTCCTGTTCGAGCAGGCCCAGCGTGCCGCGTTCGCGATGGTGGCGGATGACGTCGAGGGCAGTCACCAGGTCGACCCCGTTACGGGTCATAGCCTCGACCAGGCGGCCGAAGCGCCAGCGGCGATGGGCGCTGATGATCCAGTCGTACATCGGGTAAGTCCTCATCGACAGGTGACGCCACCGCCGAGCACCTGGGCCCGGGGGACGCAGTACTGGGGCTCGTGGCTGGGCAGTGCCAGCAGCACGCCGACGCTGGCACCGACGGCGGCAACGGCGACCGTCCAGCCTAGGAGACGGCGACGGGCGCGGGCGGCACGCTGCTGGGCTAGGCGGCGACGGAGAGCAGGGGCCCGTTCGGCCCGGGTCCAGTCGGATAGGGTGCGGGCTCCGTTGGAGAAGGTGGGCAGTTCGGCCATGGGTGATTGCTCGGTAGGGTGTGCGGTGGCCGGTACGACGCCCCGGCCGGGGCGGTTGGGCTACTCGCCCCAGGTGCGGAGCGCGGTTTCCTTGCACTCTTGAAGCGTGCCAGTGACGAGCAGCGCTCCACCATCGCCGAAAAGGGAGAAGCGACAGCCGGTAGCGTGCTGGCCGTACCAGGCGTCGATATGGCCGACGGTCTGGCCGTCGCGTTGAACTTCGAAGTAGTAGCCGGACTTGGTGAGCTTCTTGAAGGTGGTCATCTGAGTAATCTCAATCTCGATACACCTATGATGCCACAGTCACCCCGACCGTCTACGCTTGCGTAACAATCCGTAACACTTGGGGATGGCACAATAGGCGGGCAGCATTGAGCGATCGCGATGATCCGACACGAGTACCAGACCCCCAACGGCCCCGCGTACTATTGGGAGCCGACGCCGGAGGAAGTCCGCGACGCGGTCGCCAGCAGCCTGGGCCATGTCGCTGGTGGCTGGGACCTGAAAGAGCAGGCGGGCCGGGGGGCGCAGCTCGAACGCTGGTACCAGCTGGACGGACGCGATCACCCTGACCACCCGCTGCGGGGGACGTTCACCGGGCTCGCCGAGATCTACGGCGGCCCGGCACCCTTCTAGAACGGGTCGAACGTTACGACGGCTGACGGGAACGGGGCGCTGTTCTGAGCGTCCCCGAACTTCAGCCGTCCCCGGATGAACTGGACGCGACCCCGGGCCGCGTAGTCGTGCCACCAGGCGGTATCGGTCCGGGCGGGCAGCAGGCAGACGACCAGCGCCCCGCGGGCCGATTCCTCCCAGGCCTTGCGCACCCATTGCCCGATGCCGCGGCCGTAGGGTGGGTTGCACCAGCACCGCCACGGGGCCCAGTGCTGGGCCAGGCCGTCGTCGTCAGGGGTGAAGTAGTTGCGGCACTTCGCGTTCTCCGGGAGAGCGCAGACGTCGAGGTCGAACTGATAGACGCGGTCATAGCGGTCGAAGAAGTCCTGTGGGGTGGCCCACAGGTCTGTCTTCGATGAGAACAGACCTGGGTTCAGCGCCATTAGAACGGGACGTCCTCCGCGGGTACTGCGTGACCGCCGAAGTTCTGCGCCAGCTGCTGGGCCACGGCGGCGACGGGGGACGGTGCAGCAGCAGGGGCAGCCGGTGCGCCGTAAGAGCCCTCGGGGGAACCGGCGGGCTGGGCGCGGGGGGACGACTGAGGGGCAGCCGCGCGAGCCGCCTCGATGGCCTTCTGGGTGCGGTAGTCCTCGCTGACCTGAATGCTCAGGTACGTCTTCCCTGACTGGCTGGTCTTCTTCCAGCCAGCCAGCTTGAGGGGGATCTCTCCCCGGTCGTTGGGCTGGGCTGCGGTCAGGTAGTCGATCAGCTCGGGGACGATCGCCGCCGGGACGGACAGCACCCCGTCATAGCTCGGGTAATTGCTCGCCGAGTTGAACCGGTCGCCCAGGCGGGCGCGGATGTCGGCTTCGGTCTGGTGGAACAGTGCGGCGGAGAACTTCATGGTCGCTACCAATGAGACAACGTGCCCGATACTGGCGGCCTCGGAGCCGGGCCGGGGGAGGTCAGCTGCTCGCCCTGCGGGACTGAGCTTCGTAGGCGATCACGTCGGCGAGCGGGTAAAGGATGCGGCCGCCGATCTTCACGAACGGCGGGCCCTTGCGCTCGCTGCGCCAGTTCGCCAGCGTCGATGCGCTGACCTGTCGCCGCCAGCGTTCAATCAGCTCGGCGGCAGTCAGGTACTCTGGTCGCGGTTCAGAAGGGTTCGTCATCGGCGGTCACTCCGTTTGCAGTCAATGGGGGTTCATCAATGAGTTCGGCGTTCAGTGCAGCGGCTGCGCTGCTGGCGCTGGTCGTCGGCTGCTGGGGGGTCACGTCCTGGGCTGCAATCTCCACCACCTCATCGGCGGAGTAGACGCCCATCAGCACGTCGGGAGCGTAGAGCCGACCGAAGAAGGCGGCGGCCCGGTAGCGGAGCATTAATTCGGGCATCGTCTGCCACTTCGACCCGCTCTTGGTGCTCCAGCCTTCGGCCTTGGCCATGGCCAGCGACACCGGCGGACCCTCGAGCACTTCGCCGGTGGCCTTCTCGATCGCGTAGGCGGTGCAGGTGTCGCCCTCGAGCCGGAACCGTAGGGGGCTGAACCGGCCGCAGCTGTTGAGCGCAGCGATGATGAACTGGCTCGACCAGCTGGGGCGGCCGTGAATGATGTTTAGGTTCTGCATCACCATGAGCGGCGATGCGCCGATGCGCTGGGCAATCTCAAGCGCCAGCAGCGTGTTCGACACGTTGCCGCGGTACTGCTGGGGCACCAGGTCGCTGGACGCGAGCGCCTTGGCCATGCGCTGCGCCAGCTCGAAAGCCTGGCCGGACGCGAACGCCCCGCCTTGGGTGCCCATGGGGGCGGACTGAACGGGAACAAGATCAGACATAGTCACTAACTCCAGAACTCTTGATTGCCCACGCTGGCAGGCTCAGCACCTGCACGTCATGCCCGTACCCGGGCCAGTGCTCCGTCTCGAAGCATTCCGCCAGCCGGGTCAGGCAGCGGTCTGCTTCGGCCAGGCCGAGCCGCACCATGTCGTCATCGGCCAGGTAGACCGCGACGGCGTGGGGCGGTCGCTTCTCTACGGCGATGAACACGAACCCACGGGGCTCGCCGCCAGACTGACGGACGCCCCGCAGGTACCACGCCGCCTGGACGTGGTAGCGGAAGTTAAGGGCGGACTTAGCGAACCCGCTGGGGCTAGCGTCCTCGGTCGTCTTCAGGTCGACGATCCACCCGTCATCGGTCAGGTAGTCGGGCCGACACTTGCATTCCAACCCGGTGGCGCGGTCGGTCCAGAACAGCGATAGCTCCGCACCACCTGCCCGGCTGAGTAGGCGATCAGCAGCCAGATGACTGCGGACAGCGTCAGCCATCCCAGCACACAGACTCCAATCGGCAGCCGATAGCACTGTGGCTCCTGTGGACTCCAGTTCCGCCCACGCGGCTTTTCCATCCTTCGTCCTCCTGTCGAGTCCCGGGGCCCGGACGTATTCGCCCGGGAATTTCTCCGGCTCCAGCACCCGACTGTGCAGGGCCGACCCCAGCACCATGGCCGGAGTCGGGGCCTCGGCCTTGCGGTTCGGATCGACGTATCGCGCCCAGTAATGAAGGGGTGACCTAGCCACCGCGTCCAAGTGAGATTTCCCGATCGCGCGATGCCGATGGTACTCGGCGTTATCCATGAGTACTCCCTATCTCGATCGTTCCCAGACTATCACGGTAATTCCCGTTACTTCCCGATAACTCACTGATTTCATTGCATAATCTCTGGTAACGTCCGTTAGTAAGACGTAAATCTGGACCATGCAAGGGATTATTCTTCGCGATTACCAACAGGCTGCTGTGGACCGTCTGCGGCAGTCGTTCGCATCGGGGCGTCGGGCTCCGCTGCTGGTGCTCCCGACTGGGGGCGGTAAGACCATCTGCTTCTGCTACGTGGCCGAGCAGGCCTCTGCCCGCGGTAGCCGGGTGCTGATCCTGGTCCACCGGCAGGAGCTGCTGAAGCAGTGCAGCCGCGCCCTCGACCGCCTGGGTGTGCCCCATGGGCTCATCGCCGCCGGGTGCGCCTTCAGTCCTCGCTCGGTGCAGGTGGCCAGCGTTCAGACGCTGGTGCGGCGGATGCACCGGCTGCCCTGGCGGCCTGACCTCATCGTCATCGACGAGGCCCACCACGCCGTTGCGGGCAGCTGGCGGAAGGTCATCGACCATTACAGCGGCGCACGTCTGCTCGGCGTGACAGCGACGCCTGCCCGCCTCGATGGGCGCGGCCTGGGTGACGTGTTCGATGACCTGGTCGAAGGGCCAACGATCCGTCAGCTGACTGCTCAAGGTTTCCTCACTTCGACCAAGATTTACGCACCGCCGGTAAACGTCGACCTGTCGCGGATCGCGAGTCGAGCGGGGGATTTCGCCAAGGAGCAGCTGTCCGCCGCCATGGATCGCCCGACGATCACCGGCGACGCCATCGCGCACTATCGCCGCATCTGCCCCGGTGTTCCCGCCATCGCCTTCTGCGTCAGCGTCGAGCACGCCCGCCATGTCGCGGAACAATTTCGACAAACTAACTTCCGCGCTGAGTCGCTCGATGGGTCCATGGACGACCGCACCCGGGCCCGTCTGATCGATGACCTGGGCGCTGGTCGGCTGCAGGTGCTGACGTCCTGCGACATTGTCAGCGAGGGGACAGATATCCCCACTGTCCACAGCGCGATCCTGTTGCGACCCACGCAGTCGGAATCGCTCTACCTCCAGCAGGTGGGCCGGGTGCTGCGGCCCGCTGAGGGCAAGGCGCACGCCATCATCCTCGACCACGTGGGCAACGTCATCAGGCACGGCCTACCCGACGATGATCGCGACTGGACCCTGGAGGGCCGCCCTCGCCGCGGTCGCCGCAACGACGCCCCGGCACCGTCGGTTCGCCAGTGCCCCACCTGCTACGCGGCGCACGCCCCCGCCCCGGTGTGCCCCTCCTGCGGTCACGCCTATGAGACGGCCCGTGAGGTCCGCCAAGTGGACGGCGAGCTGGTCGAGCTCGACCCGTCGATGGTCACCCGTCAACGGCGACGCGAGCAGGGCTCCGCCCAGACGCTTGAGCAGCTGATCCAGCTGGGCAGGCAGCGGGGCTACAAGAACCCGGCGGCCTGGGCGCAGCACGTCTACGCGGCTCGCCGCAGTCGGCCCGCGGTGGGGTGGGCATGAGCAACCCCGAGTCTCACGTTCAGGCGGCCATCTGGTCGACCATCGGGCATCTGCCCGGCATCCGTGTCTTTCGGAACAACGTCGGCACTGCGACCACCGCAGACGGTCGATTCATCCGCTTCGGGCTGTGCCCCGGCTCGTCCGACCTGATCGGCTGGACCCAGTACGTCATCGAGCCCGAGGACGTCGGCCGCACCGTTGCGATCTTCACCGCCCTCGAGGTGAAGACTTCCACAGGCAGGGCCACCTGCCAGCAACGGCAGTTCATCGACGCAGTACGGCGGGCCGGTGGCATCGCCGCCATCGTCCGCAACCCTCAGCAAGCACTCAACGCCATTTCGGACTACGCACCATGATTCAACTGACCTGCTACAAAGACCTCACCCAAGCCGCCCCTGACCCCGTCTTCTGCGTCATCAATCAGCACGCCATCGCGTGGATCGAGGTGCGCGATGACTGGAAGTGGAAGCCCGGTTCCCCCCACATCGGTGAGCCCGTCGCCATCGTCCGTTTCCTGGTCAGCCGTGGCGACATCGACCGCGATCGCACCCTGAACCGCTTCTCTGCGCACGTCGTCTACGTCATCGGTCGCGAGTCGATCGATGAGCTGCTCGCCCAGCTGGAGATGCCGTTCTGATGTCCCGTCTCGCTGAACTGTTCGTGACGTTCACCGGCGCGGCCTACAACGGCGAGCACACCGAGGCCGCCGCCCGCGCCTGGGCCCGCTCCATCGAAGCGTGGGCCACCCACCAGATCCGGTTCTACTGCTGGGACTACACCACCGCAGAGGTGGTCATTGCCCGCGTCCGACACGCCGCCAATCAACCCATTACGACGCCATGAGTGAGCTACTGAACCAGCTAGCCCAGCTGCCCGAGAGCTGGGCCCTCGTCGCCGTGGGCGAGAAGAAAGCACCCTATCAACGCGACTGGCAGCACAACCCGCTGACCAAGGATGAAATCACCGCCGAGATCCAATCGGGCCGCTGCAAGGCAATCGGCGTGCTCGCCGGGCCCCAGTCCGGCGGCCTGCTGTTCGTCGACCATGACGGCCCGGCAGCGTCGCAGGTGCTCGAGGCCCTGGGCCTCAGCCTGAAGACCTTGCCCAAGTCCATCGCCTGCACGTCGGGCCGTGAGGGCCGCCTGCAGATCATCTACCGGGTGCCGGAGCAGTTCTGGGCCGCCATCGCCACCCGCAAGATCCGCAGTGACGTCCCCGGCGAGCAACTCGAGTTGCGCTGGCGCGGTTGCCAGTCCGTCGTCGCGGGCCTGCACCCGGAGACGGGCGGGTACCGCTGGCTCCGCAACCGGGCCCCATGGGAACAGCCGCTGGCTGAGGCCCCGCTGCCCCTGGTCGAGGCGATGCTGCTCGACCGCCAGGACGCACAGCCGTCCCGCTCGCTGCCGCTGACCATCACCGACGCAATCCCCCTCTATGAGCTGCTGACGCGCGAGCATCGGCACCAGTGGGAGCAGGGCGTCGGCGAGGGCAGCCGGGACGACGCTGCAGCGGCGATCGCTCGCGACCTGCTCGGCGCGGCCCGCTACTGCGACATGATGGGCGTCCGCTACCACGGCGACCCGGAGCACCTGCTGAACGAATTCGCGAGCCGCTGCAGCCCTCCCATTCCGGGCAGGGACGTCCAGCGGCTGTGGCGCTCGGCCGAGCGGAGCAACCCACGCCCCACGGTCGGCATCGAGGCGCGGGTGAGCTACTGGCAGCGGAAGCTCACCGTCACGGTGGAAACGTCCCCAGAGGCCCCAGAACGGCCCGTGCAGCCCTTCGAGGCTCCACCCCCGGGCGAACCCGCCCAGGGCAGCTACAACCGCCTCGCTGAGCGTCTGCAGCGGTACGAGCCGCACCAGCTGTGTGAGTTCTTCACCGCCAGCTACGGCGACAGTCTGCGGTTCAACGTCCTGACGCAGGAGATCGAGATCGACGGCAAGCCGTTGCTGAACGCTGAGCTGTTCTACATCCAACTGGCCCACCAAGGGGTGAAGGCCTCCCGGGAGGTCGCTGTCGACGCCCTGGCCTACGCGGCGCACCAAAACCCGCACGACCCGGTCCGCGAGTACCTGGAGCGCGTCGAACGCACCACGCCACCGCTGGACATCCGCTATTTGGCGAGCGCCTACCTGCGGCAGAACGACGAGCCCGGCGGCCTCTATGACCGGATGCTTGAGGTGACCCTGATCGGGGCCGTGCGTCGGGCCTTCGAGCCCGGGTGCACCCATCAGACCGCCTGCGTCCTGCTCGGCCCCCAGGGCGTCCGCAAGTCGTCATTCTGGGCCACGCTGGCCGGGGCCTGGTTCGATGACAACCTCGGCGACCTGTCGTCCAAGGATGACCTGCTGCTGCTCCACCGCAGCTGGATCCAGGAATGGGGCGAGATCGACCACATCACCGGTCGCAAGCACGCAGGCACCGTGAAGGCGTTCTTGAGCCGCTCCACCGACACGTTCCGGCGTCCCTACGCTCGGAGCTCCGAGAGCTGTCCCCGACGCGGCATCATCGTCGGCTCGACCAATCGCGAACAGTACCTGGTCGATGAGACGGGCAACCGTCGGTTCCTGACCATTCCGATCGACGTCGGCGAGAAGATCGAGGTCGAGGGCCTGGCGGCGGAACGTGATGCCATCTGGGCCGGGGCGATGCTCGCCTACCGCGAGGGCCGACCCAACTACCTCAGCGTCGATGAGGAGCGCCTAGCAGCGAACGACTCGACCCAGTATCAGGTCGAGTCACCCTGGGAGGTCATCATCGAGAACTGGCTCGAGTCGCCGGACGGCCAGTCAGCCATCGCCCTGCAGCACGTCACCACCAGCGAGCTGCTGACCCGGGTGATCTGCAAGCCGGTCGAGCGACAGACCCGGGCCGACCAGATGGCCGTCGCGGACATCATGCGCTCGCTCGGTTGGGAGCAGAAGCGAACGCACCGGACCCGCATCTGGGCCAGACCCTGACCACTGACCACCAGCCCCGGCAACGGGGCTTTTTCATGGGCGCGTCAACCTCTGCGTCAACCTGCGTCAACCGTTGACGCACCCTGAAACCCTGTCCCTGTCTGGCTTCTCTCCCCTCTGCGTCAACCATGACAACCTAAAGTAAGAAAATATATAAAAAGGGGGGGGGGAGGGCAGCTTGTAGCTTTTTGTAAGTCTTTGAGAGGTTGACGCGGTTGACGCACTAGGGGGTCAAGGTGCCCAAAACCCTTGCAGGGACAGCGTTTCAGCCTGCGTCAACCTCTGCGTCAACCTCGGAGGTTGACACGCACCCCGGTCCGCTAGGCTGGATCTGCGTCTTGCACTGTGGCCCCGGTTCGCCGGGGCTTTCCTCGGAGACCGCCATGTCGTTCAATCTGCGCATAGACACCAACCTGGACGACCTGCAGGGGCAGCTGGTGCAGCTGCGGGAGCGGTCCATTCCGTTCGCCGTGGCCAACGCCATGACCACCGCGTCTCAGGCGGCGCTGACGCGCCTGCAGGAGCGCACGCCGCGCTACATCAGCAGGCCCACCCCCTTCACGCTGAACAACGTGTACGCGAGCCCCAAGCGCGTACGACCCAGTGACCTGTCCGTTGAATTCGGCTTCAAGCCCATCGCCGCACGCTACCTGACCCACCTGGTCGACGGTGGCCCACGTCAGGCGAAACGCTTCGAGCAGCAGCTGCGGAACACCAACGTCATCAGGCCCGGGCAGTTCGCCATCCCCACGGGTGCGACGCCCCTACGGCTCAACACCTACGGCAACCTGGCGGCGAGCAGCTACGTCCAGGTGCTGTCGCGGCTGAAGGCGTTCGGGTTCGGCTCCGAGTCGAGCAACGTCAGCGGCTCGCGCCGGTCGCAGTCGAAGCGCACCGAGCGCGACTACTTCGCCGCCACCATCGGCGGCTACCGCGGCATCTACGCACGCCTGGGCAAGCGCCCCAAGGGCAACGGCAAGGGCAGGCCCATCACCAGCAACCTCCCGCGTGGCTTCCACACCGTGTTCTACATCACCGGCGCACCGCGCTACCGTCGCCTGTTCCCCGTGCCGACCATCCTCCGCGAGTCGTTCCAGAACGCGTTCCCCGATGCCC